TGATTCCCTTTATGAAGCAACTGAAGAAAGAGTATGAAGGCTATGATATCGAACACCCGAACATCAAGGATATCAACCTTTGCTTTATGGATATCGAAGTGTCAACCGAGGGTAGGTTCCCTGTCCCTTGGTTGGCCGAATATCCGATTAACTTGATTATCCTCAACTTTGCAGATTATTCCGTTCAGTTCGGTACGCTCGATATCGACGAGGAAACTCTGGAAAAGTACAAGGAACTCAACTGCACCTATATAAAGTGTGCGACAGAGCAGGAACTTCTGACAGGAACTTTTGACTACATCAGGGAGCACAATGTCGATATCCTCTCTGGTTGGAACTTTTCGTACGATACCGAGTACACAACCCGTCGTGCGAAGAAGCTCGGAATTCCTATCAATCTCATGTCGAGAATGCCTAAGGGAAGCGAAAAGGCTTACTTCGACGAAAAGAAGCGTGAACTCCACATTGCTGGAACGGAAGTCATGGACTTCCTCGCACTTTACAAGAAATACACCTTCTCCGAAGAGCCGAGCTACAAACTCGATGCAATCGGTGAAAAGGAAGTCGGCGAGAAAAAGGTGCCGCTTCCTGATGGATACCTGTCGTGGAAAACTTACCCGTCGCTGTTCGGCTACTATAACGTGATAGACGGTGTCCTATGTAGAAAAATCCAGACAAAGACAAAGATGTTCGACCTTGCGCTCATGTCCTCAGCGGAGGCACGAGTGCCGATTACATCAGTGTTTGAATCCAAGAAGATGATGGTGGGCTTCGTACTGAACCACCTTCACAAGCAGAACATGGTGTTCCCCGTTTACAGGCCTACTGCAAAGGAGGAATACCCTGGCGCCTTCGTGTATTCAGTCCCAGGTTTCTACAAGATAGAGGTGTCGTACGACTACCGAAGCCTTTATCCGTCAATCATGATGACCTTCAACATCAGCCCCGAAACAAAGGTTATCAAGCCTATCGACTATGTGCTGACCGAAGAGGAAAAGAAGGTTCTCATCAGGTCGCCTTGGACGCACAACGGGCAATACCAGGTGTTCTACCGAAAGGATGTGGAAGGTATCGTTCCTCAGGTTACTAGAAAGCTGTTCAACGGTCGTGCCGAACTGAAGATTAAGAAGAAGCAGGCCGAAAAGGACGGTAACGAAGAACTGATGAACATTTACGATATGATGCAGAAGGTGTACAAGGTGCTTGGTAACTCCCTGTACGGATTGCTCGGTACTCCGTTCTTCGCCTTCTACGATATCGACAATGCTGCGTCAATTACTGGTTACGGCCAGAGGCTTATCAAGTACACCTGTAAGCACCTTGCCGAGTACATCAACAAAGACCTGTCGCATGACAAGCGCTTCATCGACACGTTCGGTTACTCACCGAAAATCAACCCAGACTACTGCGGCGAGATTTTCTGGAACGAAGCGAACGTGGACTTCGACGATGTTGAAAAGGCTACCGAATGGGGTTACGACATCACGAGTGACATCCTGCAAAGAAGAATGTCCCACGGTGATACCGACTCGTTCTACGCAAAGTTCGACGACATCTACGATGAGTTCAGCAAGAACCAAGGCAAGAAGGTTCAGGTTGTCGTGTATGACGGACACCAGATTATCCACAAGGATGACTTCGACGCTGGCAACGAGGCGGTCTACTAGAAGCAATTTGCTCTCATGGCCCATTCGTACTGCCCTGATGTCTACGACAAGCCATCGAACAGGGAGCCGCAGGAAATCAAGGGAAGTAAGTACAAGTTCTCCAAACTGCAGATTATGTACAAGGACGGCATGATATCGAACAAGCGTTACCGTGTCATCCTCAACCGTTATCGTTTGACCGACTTCTGCCGTATGTTGGATGCTTCCATTCTCGAAGAGAAGCTGGATGAGTACATGCTTGGCTACGCATCGTCTTGGGGATATCGTACAAACGAACTGTTCCTGAAACGTGAAAAATGCATTTACAAGACAATTGTGACTGCGAAGAAGAAATACATCTGTGTGGCTGAATCCAACGAAGATATCGTGTACCTTGACAAGAAGACACCAGACCTCGTTATCCACCCGCACTACGCAATCACTGGTCTTGAAATCGTGCGTTCGTCTACGACCATGTTCTCACGTGAACGTATGATGAACACGGTGGAACTCATGATGGATACGATGGATAGGGAAACCCTGCGTAAACGTGTCGTCGAAATCAAGGACGAGTACACGCAGAAGATTCTCGACCATGCATACCTCGACATTTCCTGCCCGTCAGGTGTCAAGGAAGAGCCGCCTGAGTACACTGAAATGATTAACTTCCCGAAGGAAGAATTGAAGAAAATCGACTGGCGTAGAAAGGCCGCATCTGTATGGAACTACCTTATCTTGAACGACAAGGAACTCATGAAGATTCCGTACGAGCCGATACACGCTGGCGACAAGATGAAGTACATAAAGGTGTGTGATAACCCGTTCGGCATAACATCAATCGGTTACACTGGCGATGTAGTCCCGCCACGCCTTCTCCAACTGTTCACACCAGACTGGGAAGGCCACTGGAAGGTGACCGTCTCCAATATACTTGGCCGTCTATTCAAGGCGGTCGGATGGGGTGAGAACATCGAGGAAGACCAGACCGAAATGATGTGCGACTTGTTCTAAAATCTAGTACATCTTCTGCAAGACAGCAAAAGAAGCGGCCCTTTCGGACCGCTTCTTTGTTGCATTGAGTTAAATATGATTATTGTTTCGGGAAAGCCTTCTGTGCGGCAGCGGTTTTTTCCTGAACTTCCTTTATACGTTCGCTAATTTCACGGGAATGTGCCATCAGCTGAGTACCATTCTTTGCTTCAACGTCTTTAAGCAGGACATCAGCATTTTTCAGAAGGCCGTTTAGTATATTGACGCACTCATCAAGGCTCTCCTTTGTCATGTCGTTGGAGTGAGCGTTCTTGAATATCTCGATTTTCTTTTCAATGGATTCCTTGTAGTGTGTAACAAGAGAACGCCAGTTGTTCTGATAATCGGATTCATCAAGACGTTTCAATCCTGATGTGAACTGATTCATTTTATCTGTCTTTGTGATTCCAACGAACTTAAAGAAAAGTCTAAGGGATTCCACCATTTTGTCACGGGCCGAGATTACCAGCCTGTTGATTGCACCTTGTGCATCTTTTTGTGTCATGTCTCCCTTTTTGAAGGCATCAGTGATTTCTTTGAGCTTCTTTTTGTCCTCATCGGTATCGAGAATTTTCGCATGCTTCAAGTCGAGATAGTCATCAAGTTTTTCGCTCAACCTTACGTTTTTGGATTCCTTTGCTTCTGGGCTAGTCCAGCTACCATCTAGCGTGCTCTCGGGGTCATTGAAGTTCATCTTGAGCCGTCCAAGATGATACTTGTTTATTGCAATGTCCATGAGGTATTTGGACAGTGCTTTGCCCGTCGGATTTCCTTCGCAGAACTTCTTGAAAGCTTCGTCGTTCTCTGCCGTTAGCTTGGCCAAACGCTTCTTGTCGTCCGTGTCTATATTCCAGTTCTTTGAACTTTCTTCACTTAGATTAGTTAGCAGCTCGGCAAGAT